CTCCAGGCGAGAAGCGGAGCACGACGATCTTCGACGCCACGGCTTCGCTGGCGCTCGAGAAGTTCGCCGCTGCGATGGAGTCCATGCTGACGCCCAGGGCGCAAAAGTGGCACACACTGAGGAGCACGAACGACGATCTGAACAAGGACTCAGCCGTGAAGAAGTGGTTTGAGGAGGTGGGCCGGATCATGTTCCAGGCCCGCAACTCACCCAAAGCAGGCTACTACGCTCAGATGCACGAGGGGTACAAGTCGCTCGGTGCATTCGGCAATGCGTGCCTGTTCGTCGACGAGCCCAAGGACGGGCTGGGCGTGCGGTATGTGCAGTGCCATGTGGGCAGCGTGTTCATTGAACTCGACCCGGCACGCAAGGTGGATACCGTGTACCGAAAGTACACGCTCTCAGCGAAGGCCGCAGCGCAGGAGTGGGGCCGGGACAAGCTACCGCCCAAGGTCGCTGTGGCTTTCGAGTCCGTGGACAACCACTACAAGCAGTTTGAATTTCTCCATGTGGTCACCCCGCAAACGGAGCGCGACCAAGAGCGCAAAGACTACGCGGGTATGCCTTGGGTGTCGTATCACATTTCGATCGAAGACAAGGCAATGGTCGACGAAGGCGGGTACGAAGAGTTCCCGTATATGTACGGTCGCTATACCGTGAACCCCACGGAAATGTACGGACGTGGCCCGGCCATGCTGGTGCTTCCCAGCATCAAGATGGCCCAAGAGATGCAGAAGACGTTCATTCGCAGCGGCCACAAGATTGTGGACCCGCCGCTTTTGCTGCACGATGATGGAGTCCTGGGCACCGGCTCCAAACAAGTCAGACTGACCCCCGGTGGGCTGAACTATGGCGGGGTCGATGCCCAGGGCAGACCGCTGGTGGTGCCGCTTCAAACGGGGGCACGCCTCGACATCACCGAGGGGATGCTCGAGAAGGAGCGCACGACGATCAACGACGCGTTCCTCGTGACCCTGTTCCAGATCCTTGTCGATCAGCCGCAGATGACGGCAACCGAGGCATTGATCCGCGCCCAGGAAAAGGGGCAACTGCTTGCGCCTACGGTGGGCCGGCAGCAGTCGGAGATGCTCGGCCCGCAGATTCACCGCGAGTTCAACATTCTGGGCCGCCAGGGCTATCTGCCAGAACTGCCCGGTGTCCTGGCGGAAGCCGAAGGCGAGTACGAAATCACCTACGAGTCGCCTGCCATGCGCTTCCAGCGCAGTGAGGAACTCGTGGGGATTCAGAGAACGCTGGAGATAGCCGCCCCGTTTGCCCAGGCCGATCCCAGCGTTCTCGCCATTTTCAAACCTCACGAGGTCATTCGACTGGCGGCTGAGATCAATGGGGCACCGACCGACATTCTGCACACCGCCGAGGAAATGGAAGAGATCGCAGAGCAGCAGGCGCAGGCGGCCCAGCAGCAGCAGATGCTCGAGGGTATGCAGCAGATGGCTCCTGCCATGAAGGACATGGCCCAGGCGCAGGCGGCACTCCCAGCGGAGGCCGGGGTTGGCGTTGCGTGACACGTTGCTGGCGCGTGGGCAGGCATACAAGGAGGTTTTCGACGGTGAGAGGGCCAAGACCGTTCTGGATGATCTCGCAAGGTTTTGCCACGCGAACAGTACGACACACGTCGAAGGGGACTCGCACGGCACGTCACAACTGGAGGGCAGGCGTCAGGTATGGCTGAGAATCCAGGGATATCGGGATCTGGCACAGAGCACCGAAGAGCCGGCAGCGGAAGCGGAGAGGTAGAACTCGGTTCAATGGTGAGCGACCACGGGAACAGGTTCAAGCCGTGCCGGTGCCACCCGAATGCCGCCCACCCCCACCACTTCGAGCCCGATCTGTGTTGCAAGCATTGCGGAACCCTCTGGTACGAGAACCAGACAGACAGCGGCGTGAGTTGCACACGCCAGGAGGAGAGCCATGAGTGAAGCCGTCGAGGCAGCCCCCGAGGTCGCCACAACCGAAACCGAAGCTACGCCCAGCGTCACCGTGGAAGCGCCTTCTTGGACGGAGGGACTGCCCGAGGACGCTCAGGGGTATGTGGAGAACAAGGGCTGGAGTGGCCCCGATCAGATGCTCGACAGCTACCGAAACCTCGAGAAGGCTATGGGCGCACCCGGCGAGAGCGTGCTGACCCTGCCCAAGGATGCCGAGGACGCAGAGGCATGGGGCGCGGTGTACTCAAAGCTAGGTAGACCCGAGGACGCTGCGGGGTACGAACTCAGCGGCCCCGAGGTGCCCGAGGGTGGGATTGACCTGACCCCGGATCTCGCAAGCTGGGCACACGAGGCGGGTCTCTCGAAAGCCCAGGCCCAGAGCATCTACGAGAAATACAACGGGCGGATCGAGCAGGCCACCCAGGAGTTTGAGACCCAGCGCCAGGAGCAGGCCAGTGCCGACGAGGCGGCTCTGCGTAAGGAATGGGGCGCGGCGTGGGAGGAGAACATTGCCGCAGGCACCCGGTTTCGGCAGAAGTTCGGCCTCGACGACGCGAAGATGGACAAACTGGAGAGTGCGCTGGGTTTGCGGGGATTGCTGGAACTCTCGGCTGAGATTGGCCGAGGGTTGGGGGAGCACAAGGGAATGCCCGGCGAGGACAACGGAGCAGGCACGCAGTTCGGGATGACACCCGCAGCGGCGAAGGCCAAGATTGCAGACCTCGGGCTTGATAAGGATTTCATGGGCCAGTACCTGGGTGGAAACCCGGAAGCGAAGGCCCGGATGACGCGATTGCACGCTTTAGCGCACCCAGAGGTTGCAAACGATTGATTTCTGTGACAAGGGAGTGACTGAACTACCGCAAGACCATTGAACCACGGCCCCGGTGTGGCAACCGGGCAAGCCTTCCAGCCGACTGAAATGGCTCCGAGGTGGCACTCGGGCAAGCCCTGGAAGCCGCGTGTTTTTCAATGATGGCCCCGCTAATGGGCGGATAAGCCTCGCAAGGCGCAACTGCGCCACTGAGGACTATCCCAATGTCAGACCAAATCTCAACTGCCTTTGTGCAGCAATACAACACGAACGTCGCCCACCTGCTTCAGCAGAAGGGTTCCAAACTCCGCGACAGTGTGATGGCGAGTTCAGCCACCGGCAAAGCAGCAAAGGCTGTGGAGCAAGTGGGTGCAGTCAACGCAGTCAAGCGGACCACGCGACACTCGGACACGCCGCTGATCTCCACCCCTCACAGTGCACGCTGGGCGTTCCCGGTGGACTACGAGTGGGCGGACCTCATCGACGATCAGGACAAGGTGCGGATGCTCATTGATCCGCAGTCACCGTATGCTGTGAACGGGGCGTATGCCCTGGGCAGGGCCATCGATGACGAGATCATCGGTGCCTTCTTCGGTACGTCGAAGACGGGTGAGAACGGATCGACCGATGAGGCGTTTTCTGGGAATACCGTTTCTGCGGGTACTACCGGGGCGTTGGAAATCGGTCAGTTGCTTGAAGGCAAGCGGATTCTCATGGAGAACGAGGTCGATCTCGACAATGACCAGATTTTCATGGCGATCACCGCAGAGCAGCACGAAGACCTCCTGGGAATGTCCCAGATCCAGACCATCGACAGCAACAGCACGAAGGTGCTGGTGGATGGGCAGGTGCGTTCGTTCCTGGGGATTAACTTCATTACGACCCAGAGGCTGGATACTTCCGTAGCCGCCTCGCAAGATTGCCCAATGTGGGCAAAGTCGGGAATGCATCTCTGCACCTGGAATGACATCACCACCAAGATCGAAGAAAGGGCAGACAAGTCGTTTGCCACGCAGGTCTATTGCAAGGGCACCTTTGGTGCTACCCGCCTTGAGCTTGGCAAAGTTGTCAAGATCGTGGCGGATCGTGTGGCCTAGTAAGACAAATTGACGTAAAGGGGCCGGGGCGGTGTCGTGCCGGTCCCTGAACGTCACCGAAACAAGGAACCAAACTCATGGCGACTATTTTCAGCAATCTCTTCAATTCGAGCGGAACGACCAGTCCTGGCGTCGGTGCCCTTACTGAGGAACTTCCTCTCGACACGCAGAGGCGAGCTTCTGCCGGGTTCTCACACGCTCGTAATAGGCGCACGCACGCCATTGTTGGTCTAGGAACGGTGGCTGGCATTGGCGATGAAGTTCGTATGCTCACTCTCAAGTCAAGTGACCTGCTGTATTCTCTGCTCTTCAGTTGCGACGGCGCATCGACTGCGGGTGCTGCGGACATCGGGATCTACCGCACAGGCGATGCTCACGATGGGGCTCTGCCTCATGCGGATTGTCACGACGCGTTCGCAACTGCTCTGTCAACGGCTACGGGGGCGGACCGTGTTGAGAAATTTGAAGCAGGCCCTTTCGACACAGAGAACATGGGTCTTCAGGTGTGGGAGTTGGTGAACATCGTCGCTGGATCGACCTACGCATCCGACCCAGGTGGTACGTTCGACATCACGTTGACGATGACTACTGCCCAGACGGTTGCGCTGGGAATTGTGCAGTTGGAAGCCTTCTATACCGCAGGCGACTGATTCCAAGGGGGGAGCCGATAGCGGATGCCCAGCAGCGTAGACATATGCAACAGGGCGCTAAGCCGTGTCGGCGAGGCGCGGATTACTTCACTTACGGACGACTCAAAGCAGGCGCGGGCCTGCAACGGGGCGTACACACTTATCCGTGATGAGGTACTCCGCGCACACCCTTGGAATGCAGCCATTACCCGCGCCAAGTTGGCGAAGCTGGCCGATGACCCCGCCTTTGGGTATGACGCTCAGTATCAACTTCCGGCCGACTGTCTGCGCGTGGTCGAGGTGTACGACACCACGCTGCCCTGGGTAGTCGAGGGCAGGAAACTCCTCTCGGACGAAGGCACACCGCTCTCGATCCGCTATGTGCGGCGTGAAGAAGACCCCAACCAGTGGGACGCTTTGCTCGTGAGCGCAGTGGCGGCGCGTCTGGCTGTGGAGTTGTGCGAGGAACTGACTCAGAGCAACACCAAGCGGCAGATAGCCACCCAGGAATACGAGGGTCTTATGCGCTTGGCTCGGAAGGCAGACGGCCAAGAGTCCTCGCCCATGCCGTTCGAGGAGGATGCCTGGATTAACGCGAGGTACTGACTTGGCAAAAGCCTCGACGATCCAGACGAGTTTTAACGCGGGCGAACTCAGCCCCACGCTTGAGGGTCGCGTGGACTTGTCCAAGTATGCCAACGGCTGCGCGGCTATGGAGAACTTCATTCCGTTGGTGCAGGGTGGAGCCCGCAAGCGCAGCGGCACCCGTTTCGTGAACGAGGTGAAATCCTCCGCGAACGTCACCCGGCTGATCCCGTTTGAGTTTGGGACCACTCAGGCGTACATCCTTGAGTTCGGCGCTTCGTATATGCGGGTCTACAAGGACGGTGGGCAAGTGCTCGACCCCGCCTCCCCGGCACCCCCGGCCACGGTGATCCCTTACGAGATTTCGACCCCGTATCTTGCGGGCACGCTGGACTCGATTCAGTACGCACAGTCTGCGGACGTGCTCTATATCGCGCACCCGGATTGGAATCCGCGCAAACTCGTGAGGCTTGCAGATGATAGCTGGACGCTTTCGATCATTGACTTCGACCATGCCCCATTCCAGCCGACGAACCTCGACACTGCGGTGACCGTATACGCAGGAGCCGCCACGGGAACCACCGTGCTGACCGCTGTGGGTGGGACCGTCTTCAGTGCGGACATGGAGAACGGAGATTTCAAACTCTCGGAGATTATCGGCAGCAATCATGGTCCCTGGGAGCCTGCCTCCGATGGGTCGAGGTACGACGGGAGCACTGGCTGGGTCGCTGGACAGACTGCTCATTTCGAGGGCAACGTCTACAAGGTGGTGGCACCGGGGGGGGCAAAGACCGGAAACTCCGCACCGATCCATGACTTTGGCATAGCGTCAGATGGACTGATTGAGTGGGACTATGTTCACAGCGGACTCGGCTACGGGACAATTCAGGCAGGCTCTGTGAACGTTGTGGCGCAAACGGCAAACTGCACGATACACAAGCCCTTCCCCGCCAGCGTTGTCGGTTTAAGTAACGCCACTCACCGATGGGCCGAGGGTGCTTGGACTGGGAAAAACAGATACCCCCGCACAGTCTCGTTTTACGAGGATCGACTGTGGTGGGCCGGTACGGCAAACAACCCGCAAACCCTGTGGGCGTCGAAGACCAGTCACTACGAAAGCCACCAACTGGTAGACCTCGACGAGTCGGCCATGATCTTCACGATCAATACCGATCAGGTGAACGTGATCGAGTGGATCAATGCGGGCAGGTCCCTCACCATCGGCACCGCTGGTGGGGAGTTTATCTGCTCGGCTGCTCTTGAGGGTGAGGCACTCACTCCCGGCAATGTGAAGATTGTTCGCCATTCGACCTATGGCAGCAAAACCAAGGTTGCGCCCCAACGGGTGGAGCA